TTCTGTGTAATAAACGGCTTGTGTTTAGTGTCAGGTGAGTAAAGAACATAATCATCATCCCAACTAAGCTTCTCAATAAATGTAACCTTATTAAAGCTTTTTCCATCAGCAGACATAACTTTGTCGCCAATCTTAAATTCATTAATAGCCTTGTCTTTACCTGATGCGTCTGTAACCATAGTGCCTTCAATGAAGCAACCGCCTGGAGAGCCACCATCGCTTGAATCACTAGGAGGAGCTTCATAACCAACTTCTGTGCCATTGTCATCAAATGAATAATAACCATCACCATAGTCGTTGTAGCCAACACTTCCCATATCAGGGTCGTTATACGTTCCGTCAGAATAGTTATTGCTTGGGTCAACGCCACCATAAGTAATATCACTACCCCCTTGGTCTCCTGCGCCACCAATAGCATCAAACCCTGGACCACTTGGTGTGTAACCACCTGGTGTGCCATAACCATAAACTCCATTAGGGTTGGTTATGCCTACTGGGTCTTGACCTGGACCTACATTGTAAGTTCCGTAGTCAGGATTACCTGCCGCCTCCCAATCAATAGATACGCCATCATCCATAATATAGTCACTAAGCTCACCGCCATCAGTTACACCGTAATTACCTGTACTAGGATTGTAGTTTGAATAAGAGCTGTAGTTACCTGAATCAACTTGGTCAGTGAATGAAGGACCTGTAATACCACCACCACCACCTGGTTGAGTACCTGCACCGAATAAGGCATCATATTGTGCCATCGTGCCTGGTTGCTTCTGTCTTAGAGTATCAATACCTTGTTCAAACATAGGCGCTGAAGAATACCCTTGAACACCACCTGCAAAGGTTTGTGCTTGTGGCATGCCTTGATATGCTGTAAGTTGTCCTGGTTGGGAGAGACCAAACGCCTCTGCCGCACCGATATTAGCTTGTGCCGCTACCTGTTGAGTGGGGTTGAATGCTGCTACATCAGGACCATACCAAGGCATGTATCCCATACGCTGTATATCTTCTGCTCGTGCAATATTTCTAATTGCAGGCTCTTCCATCCACTTAGGTATTTCTTGTGCGCTTGAACTACTTCCGCCTTTTCCACCACCACTCATACTAAAACTCCTTTCCTAAAATAACGAGTTGTTCTTTCCAACCGTATTTGTCTAAAATCTTTTTCCACCCTGGACGACCTGCTATGGTCATTCCTTGGCATCCTTGGGTCTTAGCCCATTTTACCGCATCTGCGTGCATATCTGTAATCTGTTCAAGTTTCCCACCTGCCAAAAAGACGTGTAGGACTTTCTTCTTAGGATACACTACTATCTCTGTTACCGCACAGCCTTTTTCACCGCTCCAAAGTTGCATACTTCCTTTTAGAACACCTTCAACCACATCAATAAAGTCATGTGTGTTTCCACCCTTGTCTAAAGCAGACTGTATCCACTCCTTACATCTTATTAATTCTTCTTGTACATTCACGTTGTTACCTCAACTATTGATAGAGTAACGCTCGGTGTAGATGGTGCAAATGATGTTGCGGTATTATTCTCTAACCATGCTGCCACATCATCAGTCGCCCACATTGCTTGCAAATAATCACCTGCGCTTACTGTAAATAATCCGTTTCTTGATGCAACTTTCTTCTGACCATTCTCGTGAAGTGTAGTAATAATAGTTGAATGCTCTTGAGTTGTACCGTTTATCTTAGGGAAGAAATACACTGTCTTTGTAGAAGCATTTGAAGATGCTAATGTTGCATGAAAGTTTATATAAAATGTTCCGCCTTTAGCAAAATCAATTCTTGTTGAGTCGCTACCATTAATAGAGATATTGTTATTAGCGCCTATATTATTCCAAGTAATGCCATAAGCAGTATTTATAACACTAGCAGTTTGACTTGTTGTACTATAAACGTAAGCATGAGAGCCACTATTAGTTCCACCGCCTAAACCTAGTGGAATCCATTCTCCATCAATAGACACTACAGGGTTCTTATCAGTTCTATCCCACATCAAGATACCATCGTCTGATGCTGATTCACCGCTTGTAAGGCTTCTTAATTTATCTCTAGTAGTTGATAAAAATGAGTTAAGCCTTTCGCCCCACGCTTTCCAATCAGTTCCTAGTGGCGCAGGAGGTTGTATCATCGCTTACCGCCTGCCCTTGCTTCAATTCTCATTACACCTGAACGCCAATCATCTGTTCCTGTGCCTTCAACTCTTAATCTAATCTGACGACCTGTAAATCTTAATGATGTTGGGTTGCCTGTTGAATATGGTCCGTATGTACGCTCTGTGTCATTAGGATGGAAACGTGTCTTAAACGTAACATTAACCTCACCTTGAGTCTTTTCATCAGGGATAAGTTGTGATACCTTCATTACACCGTCACCGTTGCCTAAGCTAATAGGTCCTGATTCAGCATAAGGCTTCAATGTTCCGTGAACACTACCCGTTTCATGGTTGTATAGGTTTCCACTTGAATCTGCCCATATAGGCGTACTGAATACACCTCTATCAACACAAGCAGTTCTATCAATCTCTCCAAATGACCAAACACCCTCTTTGTAATCTAACGAGATGTATCTATCGTTCTCAATTGATGAGCCTGAAGGATAAAACCACCATATCTCACCGTGTTGAGTGTTATTAACCGCAGACACCTTAGTAATTTGGTCGTAGTTAATGTCTTCAAACACGTAGTCTAATACATCACATTTAATCTCTTTAGCAACTGAACCATCGAAAGTAAAGAACCCTCTATGCCCCATCCAAAAAGCGCCTTCATCAATAGAGACTAATGCCTTTCGTGATGCAATGCCACATGCTGTACCAACTTTCTCAAAGCCATATACATAAGGAGGTCCTGAGTATGTTGCGATATGAGCATCGTTATCAGTCAAAATAAGCGTTCTACCTCTAACAGGTATTCCACACATGATACGTCCTGTGGTTTGCAACTCCATGTCACCTGCCTCATTCGTAGCGCTTGGTGTCCAATCAGTATTGTCTTCTCTATCACACCATTGAACCTTTCTAGGGTTTCCGCCTGCTGCTAATGCAAATACAAATCTCTCTTCTGTTACAAGCATTGAAGCGTTTGATACAGGAGCGTTAGTTAATGCTGTAGGTAATACTGATGTGTTTAACTGCCATTCATATATCTTGCCATCTTTAGATGAACATGCTAATAGGTATTCACCCCATGAGTCTAGTGACCATGTTGTGGCTTCATCATATACACCTGTGTTTGGTCTTTTAGTTCCGAAGAATCCTGTGCCATAGAATGTTCCACCATACGATAGATTCTTTGTAGCGTTTTGGTCTCCTGAAGTTAATCCTACAGGTGTAATATCACTAACAATACTCGATTCTGTTAATGAGTATAGCTTGTTGTATGTTCCTGCTGAAATGTGTGAATCAGCACTATTATCTGCCCAAGTAACAATACCTCTTGGTGGTGCTGCGAATGCTGATGTTTTTCTACTTACCCAACCACCAACAGGACGTAATGAACCATCTTGCCATCTAACAAGGTGAGTATCTCTCCAACGGTTAGATGATTCGAACTCTGTTCCGTTTCTGTAAACACCTGCGGGTAATTGTAATGGTATTAAACTCATGCTGCTATCTCCGTCCAACTATCTGATGATGGTGTAATGTTTGTCCATGACTCTGAGCCTTCAGCTATCGATTCCCACTTCTCTCTACCGATTGTGGTAGTACCTGATGTTGTGCTTGTCGAAGCGCCTGAATGTTGCACTCTATTACACGTTGCCGTGATACTTGCTACAGGTGAAATAGTAGATACACCTATTGCTGTGTAGTATGCCGTAGCAGTGAATGTAGCATTTACGCTTACTGTAGAAGATGTGTCTTTAACTCTTACACAAGCGCCTGTAGTTGTACAAGCTGATGACATAGAGCCACCACTTTCTACAGTCTTAGCACCATCACAAGATGTAGAGGAGCTTACTGATGTGCTAGCTGAAGCACTTACTACCGTTACACCTACCGTAACAATAGATGAGTCTCCCATCACTATTGCACCTGACTCTCTTACTCTCTGACTATCTGCCGAAGCAGAACTCGTCATTGTAATAGGTACTACACCTTCTTCAAGGTCCGCTGTTGAGTATGCTGCTTGACCGTATTTAAACGCTCCGTATAGCATCTTAGTCTAGCGTTATATCTAGGTCAGCATTAGGAACACGGAACACATCACCTGAGTCAATAGTCTTAGATGTTGTAAGTGCAGCGTAAGCCATTAGGTTGCCTGATGTTGAAGCATCAAATACACCTACGTGAGTTACTGTACCCCAAGAAGCGCCTGCTGTTGGAAACTCAACCGCTGCGTTATTTGAAGTTGTGTTGCCTGATGTAGTGAATGCTACTGATTGACGAACGTAACCTGTGCCTGATACTTCCGTACCGCCACCTGTCTCACCTGGTGCTGCTGTGTATAAAGCCAAGTAATGCGTGCCTGGTGCTGTGTAAGCTGCGCCTGCGAATACATGGTCTAAGATTTCTGTTTCTAAAAAGTTTGTAAATGACATTATCCTTGTCCTCTGATTTTAAGTTTTAAGCCTGAGCCACTAAATCTAGCAATCTCAGATGCTTCGTTTAATCGTGACACAGAAGCAGAATACATCTGCGCCCATACTGCGACTCTCTCGTCTTCTCCTAGATACGGTGCTGAATGTAGTAGTGCGCCATAAAGGTACACATCAGGTGCTTCTAGTAAAAGCCAATTATCAGCATTACTTGAACTAAGAGCAGTTGTCTTAGCGTAGTAAAGCAATTCTGTGTTTATCTCGCTTGATGGTGTTGGGTAGAACTGAAATTGACCATCTGCGTGTGTGTAGTGTGTTGGTGTTCCTATAGCATCATTATTAGAGGCTCTCTTGTCTGCCATAGCCGCTCTTGATATTAACTCAAGAGGTGATGTTCCGTTGTCTGTGATGTGAAACCTAATAGTCTCCATCCAATTAGCAGGAACTTGTGAATACTCATCACTAGCACTCTGTTGACCACTAGCTCTAGTCTCCATCTTCCAATGACGAATGTCTCTGTTAATCTGTGCTTCTGCTAATGCGATGAAGTTCTCGATAGCCGATGTTAAGTCGTCTCTGTTAAGAAAGTCTGCTATTGCTGATTTTAGCGTTGTGAATGTATTAATTGCCATAGTTACCCTTAGTGAAAATCATCTTTTCTCTCGCTCTTCTACGGACTAAGCCATTGCTAATCTTACCACCTGCTTTGACAAATCCTATCTTAGGGTCGAACGCTTCTTTTAAGAATGTCTTTATATTACCATTATTTAGTGCCTTTAGGGCATTAGATTTAGCAAACTTAGCTGTCTTAACATTAGATAGCATAGATACCAAGGCATTCCTTTGATGTTCATTTAAATCTACTTTAACCAATCTGTCAACTGCTTTATTTGCTTTGATTAGTTGTACAATCACAGCTTTGTCTGCTTCTTCCTTAGTCATAGGTGAGCCATCTTTCTTAGGCTCAGAACCAAATCCTTGTGAAGTAGTATCATAGTCTTTGTAAGCCTTAGATGTTCCGTTCTTTGATTGAGCAAGAGGTGCGTTCTCAAAGTTCTTAACAAAGTCTAGTAAGTCGTTGCTTGGTGTGAACTTAGTTGGAGCTTTTATATTACTCATTAAGCTAGTCATAGGCTCTGTAGTTTGTTCGCTATCTGAAGATACTACAGCACCAAGCACACCACCTACTATTGCCTTACCTTTGTTTGATGGGGCATATCCAGGGAAGTTACTTGTTGCTTTTCCGTTCTGACTAATAAGTTTTTTTAGTTTAGCCTTGTCTATATTTCCTTTTAACACTACAGGTATCTTCTCAACACCTTGCTCTGCTAATGCCATAACCCTATGCCTGCCATCATGTCCTGTCACTCTTGCTTGACCTTTCTTGACGTTATAAAGCAGTCCTGACTTATCACTAATTTGCAAGTAAGGTAAATCATCAAATTGTGTTCCATCTTTAACAAGTTTATCTACATTAGCCTTCTTTCCTGTTAATGCCTTCTTGTTTGAAATAGGTGATGCAAAGTCTAAGAACTCTTGTGGTGTTAGATAGACAATATTATCTTTGTTTACATTCTTGTAAGCGCTTGGCTTAAACCACTCTTTATCTGCGTTAGATATTGGCTTTTGACCTAGTACACCATCTGTTACTGGGTTGCTCTTGTGTGCCTTCTTCCAAATGTCGTCTAACTGACCTAACCCTAATGATTCATTACCTTTTTTTGCTTTATATTTAAAAGTACCACCCAACTCCGTCTCTTCTAGCCAATCAAATTTTCTAAAGAAATCATCGTTTGTTACTTTGTAAATAACTATGTCTTGAGATGTTTTATCGGAAAAGTTCTTCATCGCATTCATAAACTTTGT